GAAATTCAATGCAATTCTTGCTGTAGTACAACAGTAAGACGATTATTCATGCCCATAGGGGGTGCTGAGTAGTTACATACACAACTTTAAAAGTTAAACTTTATAAATACTTACAGATTGATAGATTTACGCAAGAAATAGAGGTAAAAAGTTTCAGATTGAAAGCAATTATCCCCCGAAAGCCTAGCACTTTCAGGGGATAGTCATATATGTATTACTTCTCAGACTTCGCCTTCTGGTTAGCCACAACTACCTTGTTAGCCTTCTCCAGCACGGCAAGAATCTTCTTTCTCAGTTCACGAATCTGTTTCATGTCCTCAGCGTTGTAGGCATCCTTGCCATCATCCAAGAAACCTTTCTTCAACTCGGATATTTCCTGCTTGTCAAGGGAAATCTCGTCAATGGCATCAATGGCAGCCTTGTTGGTGTTGTAGTAGCCATCGCTCTGGCTAGGAGCCGTATCAACCAAGAGGTCATAGGAAGTCTTGAATCCGTTCAGTTTGGTGTAGAGTTGTTTCAGTTTCAAGTCCTCGAAATCATCCTTCGGAGTAGCGTGAGACTTATATATATCCTCGGCATTCAACTTGTGAGGTCTATACTCCTCCCCACTCTCCTCAGCACGTTCCTTCTTCTTGTCTTCCTCATACTTCTTCACCTTCACATCATCCTGCTTGTACTTCTTATACTCCTCTGAGCCGTAGAACCGCTCCAGCATTGAGTAATCGCCATCCACCTTAGCTTGTTTCTTCAACTTGCTCAGGGTATTGGCTGCACGGTCGTGGTTCTCCTTCATATTCCAGAACTCATCACCTTGTTTCTTAGTAACCGGTCTATCATCAGGATTGCTGACGAACTTACTGAATAATGGAATATCAGCCACCTTAATTTCCTTCGGGTCATTGAGCGACTTGGTAAGCAAACCGAGCACCTGACTGCCCATGGTGTAAGCACCACCGAGGTAAGAAGACAAAACATGGTCAACCACAGCAGGGTTATTCAGATTGTATCTTGGGTTACCCAAAGCATCCCATTTGTTCTGCTGCACATTAGGATAGTCGTTTCCGATTGAATTCATCATCCTTGATGCACGAACCAACCAATCAGGAGTGCCCACGTATGCCTTGGTAAAGTTAGGGTCATACTTGTTATACTCTGTCTCCTTGAATAATGGCTTGCCAGTAAAGTCAACATTGAAAGCCAACTCAAAAACTGGGCGGATTGGGTTCGGCATCAGACTGACACCTAACTCTCCATCATATCCTGTTGGGTCGAGTGGAAGCATATCAACAACCTGACCAACCAAATCCCAACCATAGTCTTCCCAACTCTCCTCAGCCAATTCTCCACCCATCATCTTGGATGCAATCATATCACCCAAACCGTAGAAAGCACGGAACTCCTGAGCAAGAGGAATCTTCACGAACTCATGGGTAGTAGGAACCCACATAATAAAGTTGTTTCGTCTATCCCACTTGGAGAACTGCCAGTACTTCTTAGATATATCTTTGTACCAATCCTTATCATCATCACCATCGCCACCCAAAAAGGCAGCACCCAACTGCATAAGAGCGACATTAACGATAGGAACCAACACACCACTCACCAACCATGATGCAGTAACAGCCGTGAACTTGAAAGGATGATGCTTAGCAAGCGCACCCAAGGTCTGCAAACTCTGTACTGCTGGGTTGATGAAGAGATAGAGATTTCTAATAGTCTGCCAGCTATGTTCTCCAGTACCCTTGCGGTTGAAGTTCAGGGTCACGTCCTTGGCATCATTCACCGCCTCATCAATGGAACGTCCATACTGAATAGAGGTCATGTAGACTGCAAAGCGGTTACTATCCTCAATCATTCTGTTCAGGAACTCGATACTATCCATGATTGTGTGACCAACCTTTACTGGGTTCGCCTTCCATCTATCCAAATCCTTCAAGTCGTTCTTGAATTTCTTCTTCAAGTCTTCCACGTCAAGCGAAGAGACAAAGCCAGTTTCACCACCATTCATCATGAAGTCATAGAACATCTGTTCCTTTGGTGTAGCGTTTCCGTTGTTTACCTTATCTCTCAACTTTCCGTTCTGAAAATCTCTCAGCATGAATCCGAGATTCCAAGAGGTAGCAAGATTCTTTCTGAGCAGATAGTTGTACTTTGCATCCTCACGGATAGCTGTAGATGCCAGCGTCATGGTCAGGTCTCGGAAGTAGTTGGAAGGGATGAAGAGAGGTGAAAGACTGGTATAGGCAGCAGCCATCTTTCTACCAACAACAGCAATAACCCTCTTACTGATACTATTTTTGATTCCTTCACTCACTCGGTGTGCTCTGGTATTGTTCATCGCCTGAGCCAACTGAGGGTCACCATTCACATAGATAACGTACTCCTCGCCATCCTTCATCACTCTTACCTCATGCTCTCTCTCCTCGCTGTGAGTCTGAGGATAGGCTATGTTCAATCCGTCTCTCTGCTGAGTAGCATCACCAGCCTGAGCCATCTGCTCCATCTTCTTCTCGAAAGCATCAATGGCAGCCTTCACCTGATTACTATTCATCTGAGAACTAATCTGAGGTGTAGCAGGAATCCACTCCTCGTTGCCGTTGGCATCCGTACTCTTCACATACCAAGCCTTGCTCAGGGTCAGCAGGGAAGTTGGATGATTCTGAGCCAAGAGCATCAGGTGTTGTTTCACCCAGTTCTTGTTGTTCAGCAGGATTCCACTCTCTGCCATATTCTCGATGTATGCGATAGGGTCATCAGCGATAGAGGTTCGTCCATGTGCCGTTTTCAAGGTCTGATTGAACGCACCCTTGCCGCCACCAACATAGTCCCATACTTGGTCGGCAGTAGTGCCATCCCAGCCACGGAGAGGAATATAATGGCTATACATATCTCGCACATACAGATAAGTATCTTTACTCATCATGCCAGCCTTATAGCCATCACGGAGAATCTTCTTGGTAGCCGCATTCGTAGCATTCCAGAGGTTGTGAGTCTCGGCTACATACTTATCCTCAATATCCTTTACCAGTTTGTAGGCAGCTTCCTCAAAGTCTGAGCCGTCAAAGAGAGCAGACAAACCTGAGTAATCGTAGGCAATACCATTCTTGTCGTAGCGATAGTCCATATAAGATGGAGAATATTTCGCCCTTAGTGCATTGTCTCTCTGTCTCCAAGTAGTGAAGTCTACTCTTCCAAACTCCAGGTCGCTATCATTAATGATACGGTTCATATCGCCCTTGTAAGCGTTGTATGCCGCACTTCTCTGAGCCACGTCCTCAAAGTCAGCATCCAGTGACTTCTTGAAAGCCATCTGAGCATCACGCTCCAAGCCATGCTTAGCCATCATGTAGATACGGACATTATCATAACTATCACCCAGTATCTTCTTCATCTGATGATAAGCCTTTCTCAATGGCTGCAAGAACTCATTGTTGTACTCCTCAAACTCGTTCTTTCCCTTGCCATGACTTCTGTTCTCGGCAGTATAGGCATCCTCAGCCATGTTCAGGCGGTCAACACCCACTTCCTTCATAATAGATTCCTGAGCCTTTCGGATAGCCAGCATACTATCTTGGAAGGCGATACGTTTGAGCACAGAACCACGCTGCAACTCTCGGTTGAACTCTCCAAGGGCTGTATCGTCACTCAGAAGATGCTGCTCGTAGGTTGGAGCAGTCTTCCACAGAGCCATCTGTTTTCGGTACTCGTCCACTCTCCTCAGGAAGTCAACGGCACTCTCACCAGAGTTGCGTTGTGGGATGGTTGGTCGCTGAGCATCCTTAGGCAGATTATTGTCCTTCTTCCACTGGTTCAAGTCGTGTTCAAACTGGTCATAGCGCAAGGAGAATCGGGTATTCCCCACGATATTGGCATTATTCTCATCGAATATCACGTAATTGTAATCGGCTTCCTCAGCACCGCCATGAATCATGCCAGCAGGGTACTTGATTCCGACAAAGCCTATTTCGCTCAAAGCCCTTGATGCTAATTTTGCACCACGCAAAGGTCTTTCACGGTCAAAGAAATCTTCCAAAGCATGATAAAGTTCTTCACCTTTCAATGTAGGAAGTTTCTGCATACCATTCTCAGGAGAATCAAGTTTCATTTGGATAATACGCTCAATCCTATCTTTATCATATCTCGCTCCACCATCTTTGAAATACTCGTTATCACTAAAACCATGATGGGTAATTTCCCAAAGTCTGTACCATTTTTCCAATGGGAAGTTTTGAGACTCATTCCATCCAAGGTAGTTTTCACCATTATCGTCAGGTATATCAACATCATAACGATAAGCTTCATTGCTAGACTCAGCTATCTCATTATTATTCTTTTGTAAAATAGCAGACAACTCTTTCAACGTCTCATCATCAGGGAACATTTCCAAAGCAGACTTCAAATCTTGTCTAGCGTTTTCTAAGCCCTTATCTACATCTTGGTTTTTATTGATATAATGGCTAAGCATTTCTCCAGCCTCAGCAGACATATCAATCTTATAATCAAAGCCAAACTTTCCTTTTCTATCTTTTGCACGTTGTGCGTAATTATCACCTATTTTCTTAGAGTTTGGATTATTAACATAAAGCTCTAAAGCAGCCAAAGGAGAATAAGAGAGGTTGGAACGTAAACAGTTGGGAATGAGTAGATTTGCACAAAGTTGCCAAATCGGCATAAAGCAAGCGAGTGAGGAATATTGAAGTAGTTCAGTTACTAAATCGTGAGCCACAGTTACCTATGCAAAGCAGGTAA